TCTTTCGGCGTCCGCACGGTAACTTGGCTGTTGACCCGTTACCAGCCCGCTAAGATTTTGGTCACGCGGAAAAAATCTATCCGCTAAAGTAGCGCCGCTAACAACAACGTTACGCGCGATGTCGCTTGCTCCGCGAGCAACAGCCGCAATCGGTTCGGTAGGAATTGGGCCGCTAATATTTTTTAGTTGCTTATAAAACAACTCGACGTCGCTAGGCGCGGCGGCTTCGGGTGCTGCGCTTGGTTGTGCTATACCAAATTTGGAACGAATAGCTTGTTGCGTAGCAGCGTTGGCGTTGCTGTAGTTAGGATCAAGCGGCGCGTACTTTTCAAAAATCGCGCGCTGCGTTTCCGGGTTAGCGTTAACGTAGTTGGGATCTTTGATGATTTCTGTAAGTGACGTAGGCATAGTGCGCCCCTTACTTCAACAACGGATTGTTAGTATCCACGCCGCCGCCGGTCGCGCCGCCACCCTCGTTTAGCATTTCTTGCGTAACAAATTGACCCCTATACTTTTGCATTAGACGCAGTACCGTTTTTGCGGCTTCTTTGCGGTTTTTTGTTGGCATACTAGGGTCAGCAAGTTGACCGGCGGCTTCTTTGTAAGATTGCACATCTTTGTCAGACTGTGGGCCTTCAAAACGCGGGATGGTTTGAAGAACCATATTTGCAATTGGTTTGAGGTTGCTTATTGCGATAGAACCGGGAGTTGCTATACCACCAAATGCAGCACCATAGTCTATTAAACGCCCCGCGCCGCTGCCGGTAGACTGGTCAATAAGGCCGCCATCTTTGCTAATCTCAGTAAGTTCAATAATAGCCGCGCCGATTTGTTTATTCAAATCAGCTTTTTGTTTTTGAGTTTTTTCAAAAGTCGCGCTAGGTTTACCTTTTATTTCAACTGATTCACCGCCAGATGTGGGTTTTACGACATTACCAAATTTGTTAATAAACGTAACTTTACCAGTTTCATCTGTAATTGTGTTAGCAACAACCCCTGGGTTGTTTGCTTGTGCAATCCGTTCTGCTTCACGACGGTCGACGCGGGCGTTGTTCGCAATCGTTTCCGCAAGCGTTGCGCGCGACCTTGCGTCTTGCAAATTATGCGCGCGGTACTGTTCTTGAAGTCTGGCTTTCTCAGCAGCGTTAAGTTTATCCCATTGACCTAACTGATCAACGTGCTGTTCTCTCAAACGCGCGTCCGTTAACAAAGCATCAGGTGTAGCCGTTTTATCAAAACTTTTTATTTCTTGTTTATACGTTTCGCTATTAGGGTTCATATCAACTGATATTTCACGCCCACCTAAACTAAACTTTTCAGGTTTAGGCGACGTAAATTGTAACGCCGCAATTCCTTCTGGGTTGGAAAGCGCGTATTGTCGAATAACTTGTTTGCGAGCCGCTAAATCTGGCATAGCTGCAAACTGTTCTCGGAAAGTTGCAGTAGGTATTCCCGTAGCTTCCAAACGATCAAAAACACTTTTTAAAGTGTTATCGTCTGGGTTTTGCATTGCTTGCATCAAGCCAAGTCCAAGGGCTTTGGTTTGACTTTCTCTTACTTGCTCATTATATCTGTTTGTTTTGGCTTCAGTTTCTGCCCTAGCTCCAGGTTGGGCCGCAATTTTTCCCCGCAACTCTTGTGCTTGTAAGCCTTGAGTCTCTGCTTCGCGCTGGGCTTTATACGCCGCGATCCCCGGCGCTCCGTATCTTAACGCATTGCTAAAATCAAGTTTAAACCCAGGGGTCTGCGCTTGTTGGTAAAGCGCATTCTGCTGTTCTTCTGCTCGTTGCGCTGCGGCAAGTTGGTACTGCGCCAGCGCGTTCTGGTTTTGGGCGCTTTGAATCGTGGCAAATCTGCCGTAAGACGTTAGCGGGTCTTCAAGCTGAAGCGGCTTGACGTTAAGCGCAAGGGAGTAGTCTGCCATGATTATTCCTTAAGGTCCGTATCCATAATCGTAACCAAGAGACGGATTTGCCATGTTCGCCATAGATCCATAAGGTGACCCACCCCCAGGAATCGGGAGCCGGTTAATGTACTGCTGGTTCTGCATATAGTTCAAACCAGTCCCAAGCGCAGACGATAAAGCGTTTGCCCCACCAACATATCCAGACGCCCTAGCTTGCCCGACGTTGCCATAGCCAGCGGCGTAGTTCTGACCCATTTGACCGGCCATACCCGACAACGCATTAGTAGATGTCTGCCCTAAACCAGCCAACGATTGCAACGGGTTAAGTTGAGCATTACGTTCAGTCTGATAACGATTGAACGCATTCATGTACTCTTGCGAACCCATCTCCTGACCGTAGCGTTGCGCTGCTTTAAGAGTGCTACCAGACAACAACCCACCACGCGCTGCTGCCGTGCGGTCAAGCGCCTTCATGCCTTCAGATAACCGAAAAGCGTAGCCTGGGTCTTGCTGAAATTGGCTTGCCCCAAACGGAGTGTAGTTTGACGACAACGGAATCAGTTTGTTGAGTGCTTCTTCGCCAGCTTGCCGAAACGGTTCTTGCAACTCGTTCTGACGCTCAAACATTCGCTCTTGGGCTTCAATACCTTGTTGAGCCGCTTGCGCTTGCGTTTTTGACGCCCTGTTTGAGGCATACGCACCGACAAGGGCGCTGCCAATAAGTGCCGTTCCAGTTCCTATTGCCATGACGTAGCCTCTTTGATAAATGTGCGCTCCATCGGCTTAAACCCGGCGCGAATATAGAGATTTTCCATCTTTTTTGCCCGATTGTCTTCTAGCGCAATCATAAACAATGCGGACGCATCTTTATCTTTTGCCCATTGCTCAATCTGTTTAAACATCTTACCGCCAGCGCCGCTGCCCCGTGAGGCTGGCGTTAACCACCACCATAGCTCTTGTACGACAAGTGCCAACGGGTTGAAATAGAGCGGGTAAGCAATAGCGCCGCATATACCAACTATGTTGTTTTCAATTTCCGCAAGCCAAATACCAATGCTGTCATTTTGTAGTGAGGACAAATAAAACTCCGAATATCCAAGCACATCAAAACTAATTGACCCGTGCATTGGGGACGCAGTATGAAACGCCTGCGCCAACTTAACGTACTCAGGTAAATCAGCTTCAGTGGCGTTGCGAACAATCATTATGTCACTTCCCGCCCAGAAACCCGGATGTTGATCGCGCTGGCCGTACCTGCAATTGTACTGATAAAGTCGCCAACCCCTAGAACCTGCCCAACCAACTCTGGGAACGTGTAGACCTCAGAAGCGGCCAGCGTCTTGGTCTTGGTGATCAAGTTAGTATTGCCAGCAGAACCAGCCACTGTGACCAAGTTGACAGAAATTGTAGCAGCAGACGCGCTGATATTTGTCGCCGTAAACTTGTCAATAAGAGCAGTCACGCCAGTCGCGGTGTACTGGGTCGTTTGCGTGTTTTCGGCAAACTTTGCCGGGACTAAGACTTTTACTGAGACAGCCATGGTGTTTCCTTATGTTGGCGCTACGTATGCAGTAATAATTCCGTTGGTGAAAGTTAAAGACCCGTTTACACCTAAAGTTGTAATTTTTGCCAACGTAGCCGTGCCTGAAAGTCCAATATTTTCAAAAGCTATTGCGCCAAAATTAAACGATGGTTTTAACTCTAACGCTTGTACTTGCTTTTGCAACTCTGCAATCTGATCTAACAATCCAGCAGGCTGTTGTTGCAATGCATCAATTTGCTTTTGCAATTCTGCGGTCTGAGACAGCAAATTAAATTGCGACGGTTGGCTATCTACGTTTTGCGTTAATGCTTGCAAGGCGGCGTCATAAGACGCAATTAAAGATACTGCGTTAGGCGCAACATTAGGGTTGCCATAGACTTCAACCGCTGCGTTGAACAAAGACAGAAAGAACATATACCAAGCGCGGTCAATCAATCCCGTACGGGGGTCAATGATTGGAACCCGTGGAGGCGTGATCGGCGTAGGCGTGGCGTTGGGGCTAGGCATTTGTTCCGCTCAAAATTAGTTCTGCGCCCATGATCACGGTTTTGACCGGATCGGTCCCAGAAACTTCGTAGACCCGATCACGCAACTTTAAGGTCATCCCTAACCGCCGCCAGAACACCCGATGATAATAAGCGCCGATCTTGCCAACCGGCGACCAATGCTCGTTTGACCAAGTGTGACCCGCGTCATCAGACCAGCGCAGCATAACTTGCGGGTCAGAACCCTGGCCCAAATTTAGGCCAACGCCAGACTCGCAATCAAGTTGTAAGCTATGGTGCGCGGTGCGCTTAAGGTTGTTCTGACCAGTTGGCAGCGCCCGCCATGAGCGCAGCCACTTTTGGATGCTGCCGTTGTCAGCGTAAACGTCTAGGTCAAAGGCGTACAGATTGCCGTTTTCAAAGTCGCCAACGACAATTTGATTGTTAAACGCCATCTGGCAGTTGCTGCGGTGCCGCGTAAACTCACCGTTTACCCAACCAGCCCGCTCATGCCATGCTTCTGTCGCCGCGTCGTATACCCAAGTGGCGTTACCGCTTGGAAAAATCAGGACATAAAAAGAATGACCGCCCTGCTGGTACGTATAGGCAATCGCGTCAGAGATGTCGCTGTACTGCTGGATCTGCCATTCAATCGCATGGGTTGAGATTCGCTGGCCGGTGTAGCCGTTGGCACGATAGACCATGCCCTGCCCGCGACGGTCACGCCCAAGCCAAAACATTCCGTTGTCCATCTTGGCAACAGAATACGGAGCAGCGCAACCCAGTTCATTAAATGCGCCTTGAATGCGTTGCAGCGGGAAGTCCGTAGCGCCAGAGTCGTACCAGACTTCAATTGAGTTGGTGCCAAACGCCCAGACTTCGCGGAAGTTTGCAGCTACCGCAATTAAACCATCGGGCGAGCCTTCGGTACTGTCAAACTCAAGCGGGTCAATAGACGTACCGTCTAGCAGCGCAGTCACCCACAACTTCTGACTGTTTGGCTCGTTGAACACAAAGTAACCGTCCAAAAAACAAACGGTTACAGCGCCGGGGAAGTCTGGATCGGTGATTTGACCAAAAATATTGGTGGTGTTGTTGTAGATGTAGCTAGGGCCGTTAGCCGCTATAAACAACTGCGTACCATTGTCAGACATACTGACTGGGCCAGAACCAACTACAGTACCCAAAAGCGTTGCGGTGTAGGAATTGTTGATCTTGTACAACTCTGTACCAGACACAACAAACGCAACGCCGTCTTGAGGCGAGAACGCCCACAAGCCTCTGATTGGTCCGGTGCCAATCGTTGCCAAGAACTTAAGTCCTGGCGCTCTGTTTAAGAATGCAGGTTCCTTACCTGCTTCCGGCACAATTTCTGGGAACAAGTTCACCATTCTGTTGTCGGCGGCGTTGACCGACCGAGCAACATACGCTGATCCCAGAATGGGAGTCTTCATCAATAATTCCCAGCGTACACGTTGAACCGCTGCCGCGTTGCAACGATTGCGTAAGGCATCGACATTACATCGTCAGGGTTGTTGATGCGCTTGAGGTTGCGCTTGCTAGTCATGGCAATCCGCTGTACCTGCGGCGATGGTTCAACACCAAACTCAGGCGCAATCTCCATCGCCAAGTTGTAGGTAAACGCCCGCAAATAACCCGGCGGGAACGCTAGAACAGTAGCCAGCGTTGCCGGTGCGGCCAACTCTTGAACACTAATAAAATGGAATTCCAACAGGCGCGTGGGCCTTGGATAAATAAAAATGTCAATGTCGGGGTAGGTCATGTTTACGAACATGACCTGCGGGTAGGTAGACGTTACGGTCTTGACCGCAATACCGTTGTACTGTTGCTGATTGATTAGCTTGATCCCGTAAGACACATTGGTCTGCGGGTCACGAAAATACGTTGCGTCGTCAACCAAAATGGGACGAACCGCAGTACCGTTTAGACGTACCAAAGACCCTGACGGGCCGAGCGTTGCATTGATAGATCCAACCGGCCATTCAACAATTTGATCAATAGTTGAGAACACCGACAACCG